GTTTAGGTGGTTCAGGTGTGAGCTACCACCCTAACTAAGACGTACGCATTGCAAGAGTGTGCCCGAGTCAATTTTCCTACTGGGTCTTTTATTAGAAAGATGTTTCACCGACGAGTGATAGATGAGACGAAAAAATATTTCCTTTTTTCTCATTGGGATGAGTGTTCTGAATGGCGAAAGAATAGGGACTGTGATTGCGATATGACTATGACAGGAATACATGAGACAACAGAAGGATACTCATTTACTGCGCCTGCTTATGAGTATGGTATTCGACAAACGAGACAGCAGCGTCTCCATAGAATGTGCGAAGATCTTAATGACAAATTCTGTATTGGAATGGATGGCGCTCCGTCGTTTCGTATAGTTGGAGATTGGTTGTCGGAAGTTCATCGACGTCTCCATCTCTCTCCGAATTGTGCCATTATTAACGGACCTTTTCGTTATAAAGCTTTTCCTGAGGCTGAGATATTACCTTCTCGCACTTCTGAGGTTCATGCTATCTTGTATATGGCAGACGTGTTATACTTTGATCGTTTAGAGATAGTTGTTGGTGGATTTAGATTAAGGCCATTCGCTAATCTTGATGTTTTCTCCAATTTGACTCGTTATTTATCTCCTGATACCTCTATTAAGAGTCTTGCACAGTTAGCTTTCGAAGCGGCGAGTCCTTACGTAACCGCTAGTCGTCAGCTTGCTATGTCATCCAATGCGAATCTGTATGATAAAGGTGGCTCTAAATTGTTAGATGTGTTAACCACTTATTGTCGACCTACTCGTGGTCTTAAAGATGAAGCTAAACGACTGGTCCCCCTCTTCCCTGAGGCAATTGAAATAGTTACTCATTTATGTAGGTCTGAACAAGAAGTAGGGATGCATGAGCCAAATTTGGATTTTGAAGATATCATAAGGAACACCAATTTGAGTTCCGCAGGTGGTGTTAGTTCTTCCGATCCTGCTGTTAGTATTCCTGATCCTTATACTGGTTTGGTTGCACATCGCAACCCTAATGGAAAGAAATTTGAAATTGTGGAGGCATCGTTAAAACGCGTTGTTAATTTTTTTACTAAGAATATCCGTCCGGTTACTACTTTTAAGATTTCGTATAAGCGAGAAAACAACTTCGTTACCCATGAGAGAGATTTCGGTCGTAAGGCTGCGAAAGGAAGAGTTTTCGTTATTCCCAATTTGGAGACCATAATTATGGAGCAGATTATAGGTATCACGCGAAAGATAGAGTTAGGAGGGGCGATTGGAGTAGGCCGTACTTGGTCTCGTGGTGGTATGGATGCCTTACTAAAGATGATGGGAGTTATATATGATTATGAGGAGTATGACTTAAATGAGGGGGATGTGACAAAGATAGATCAGTCGCTCTGCGATGTTCTTATTAATCTATTTTTTTCCTCCCGCATTCAGTACTTTCGTAAAGGCTCTTCTGGATATCCTTATGCAAGAAAAGTGATTCAGTACCTTATTGAGGAGTTCTCTCAGAAGGTTACTCACGTTGTAGGAGAGATGTGGGCTACTGTGTGTGGAGGTGTTCCGAGTGGTGCTCTTCATACTTCTCACATGGATAGTTGGATTTTGCTTTTCCTTTTTGTCCTTTTCTGTCTTGATATGCGTCAGTCCTTCCCTCAGCACGCTGAAGAGATTATGCAGGGTCTGATGGTTAGAATTCTTATAGTTGTTTATGGAGATGATAACTGGTACTGGACAAAAAAAGGCCACATGACCACTATTTTGAATGCGAACCGATGGGCTGATTGGTTAAAGAAACATTGGGATATCGAGATGCGTGATGTGCGAGTTGGTCATCCTTTGGTTAGCGTTCCTCACGGAGGGGGTCTAGCTGTAGTTGGAGGGGTGTATTTGCGCCACTATTGCGTTCGCAACCCCATTACGGGTCCTAAACAGCCTATTTTTGTCCCGTATCGGCCTATGCAGGAAATCGTACTTAAAGTGGCCCATGGAAGGGAGCCTAATGTCCGTACCCCTGTGTCTCTTCTACTTAGTGTCCTTGGTCATGCTTATGGTACGTATGGTTCGAATGAGTTTACCTATACTTGGCTCTTGTCGGTTTACACGGCCATTTTGCGTGTTACCAAACAAACTCACGAAACCCTCATCGCTTCTATTCCACACGAAGAGAAGGAAGTATTGCGAAAGCTTCGTCAAATTAATATTACTGATCAGCAGTTGAGAGAGGGTTTTCCGACGTTGAAGCATCTTAGAAAAATGAATGAGTATGACGCTGATGCTCATTCTATTGGAGTTATGTCGTTGCGAGTTGAAGCG